CTAACATGATGGATTGCGCTGGTTTGGAGTATTAATGGTTGAAACCATAATGACCGTGTTTGCAATAGCAACATTTATCATTTTTTCAGCAGTTATGATAATTGCCGCTTTTCTTTACTATTGGATGGACTAATGACCTTTCAAGACTTTTACTCCTTATATCCCCGCAAAATGGGGCGCAAAGAAGCCGAGCGTAGCTGGAACAGGCTTACCCCTATGCAGCAAAAAGAATGCCTTGAAGCCCTGCCAAACTACCTTAAATACTGGAAGATTAAAGAAACCCAAAAAGACTATATACCGTATCCCGCTACATTTTTGAACCAAGAACGCTGGACTGATGAACTTGACCTTGAACCCAATAAAAAGCCTGAATTGCCTTGGTATTCCACCGAGGAACTAACAGCCCGTAAAGCGCAGGAAGTCGGATGCCCTGCTTATGCTGGCGAGGCTTGGCAACAATGGCGGGCAAGGATTAGCCAAAAGATTAAGCAGATTGAGGAACAGATGTGATAAGGCTAGCAACACTTTTGGATATACCTTACATTGTTTCTTTATCTAAAAAAGAATCATTTTGTTTGGGGTTTATTCCAAAATCAGCTTATGAGGCCGCAATTACAAGTTTCAAAAGTGGCAAGCGTTGGTCAAATACCTGTAATGACAAATTATTTGTTTGTGAAGAAAACGGTGATTTAGTGGGCTTTGTAATGTTTTCTTACGGCAACCCTTCCAAATGCAACCAAATTTGTATACAAGAAGATGCAAGGCTTATAGAGCGTGGTCAGGCCTTGTTATCTGCCGCCATAACACATGGCAATTTGTGCGGTATTGAAGATTTTGCTTGCGGTTGTGCTGATGACCTTCCAAGTAACTTTTTTTGGAAAAAAATGGGATGGGTAAAAGTAGGCGAACGCAAAGGAATTAGCCATAAAAACACTTGGAAAGAAACAAGCAAAAGGGTTGTAAACCTATATAGGTATCAAACAAACAGCTTATTTACTAACGAGTTTGGCATGATTTTGCCCAAAGAAAATGTAACCATAGCGGTATGAACAACTATAAACAAAGAATCGAATATTTAGCCCAATCCTACATAGCTATTGCCAAGCGTTATAGAAACTGGGATTTAGTCAAAGAATTGATTGAGCGTAATAAAGACACAGAAGCGGATGTAAAAAAACGAATAAAGGAACTGTATGCGAGAAATAGACCCGAATAAATGTATAGACTTCATCCTTGAGAACGCTGGTAAGTATGCGTCTGCCAAGGGTGAGTTAGCCCAGCTAGAAACCTTTAAAAGCAGCCTTAAAGCCATTATGATGCAAAAGTCAGGTGAGCAGACTATTGGTGCGCAGGAACGGGAAGCATACGCCAGCCAAGACTACCAAGACTTATGCAAGGCTATCGGGGTAGCGACCGAGAATGCTGAAAAGCTGAAATGGGAATTAGAGGCCGCAAGATTACGCCACGCAACATGGCAAACCCTAGAAGTATCTAACCGCAACCATGATCGGATATTAAAATGATTGAATTACTTAACGAATTTCATACTCTTAGAACTTTGGTTCGTATGTATGACGATGCCTTAAAAAGCAATAATGCTGTGCAAATGATGGAAATTGCTGTAGACATTGCAGAATCCGCTGAAAAACTAGAACAATACAGCGTGGATCATGCCAATGTATCGTAATAAAAGCTTGTTGGAGATAGCTAGAAGCTTCCCCTGCACCCATTGCGGGGCAATAGATGGCACAGTAGTAGCCGCACACTCAAATCAATTAAGGGATGGTAAAGGCCGTGGAATCAAAGCGCATGATTACAGAATCGCATCACTTTGCTACACCTGTCATACAGAAATCGACCAAGGTGCAACACTTAGCAAAACAGAGAGAGTGGGCAGGTGGGAAGAAGCGCACAGAAAAACGATTGCCCTCTTATTCGAATCAGGGTTTTTATATACCAAGTTTTGAAGAAATGACACAAGATACGGTGGAATTGTTAAACTCTCTTAATGTTGATACTAACCCTACCTTTGCCGCCTACCGTAAACCATTACATCAAAAGTAGTGGTCATAGGCGGTATTTAAGCAAAGAAGCTATTGAATTTAAAAAACAAGTCGCTGACTATGTAGCTGAATACAGAGTACCAAAGCTGGGTGATGCTCGTTTAGAAATGAAAATAGTTATTCATTTTGCCAATAAGCGTAAGCAAGATTTGGACAATCGTGTGAAATCACTTTGGGATGCACTGGGCGGCAACGGTGCAGGGGTGTTTGATGATGACAGTCAAATTGATGTTTTATTTTTGGAAAGAGGCGCAATAAAAAAAGGCGGTGGATGCCTTGTTTATATCGACATTCTTGATAAAATAGAGGAAACTACACCCATAACATAAGGATTTGTATGGAAAATTGTGCGTTATTCCTAGCAACATTATTACACTCAGCGACTAACACGCATTTTTTCCATTGGACTACCGACAGTTTTTCAAAGCACAGCGCACTTGGCGAATATTATGATGGGGTAGTGCCGCTGGTAGACCAGTTAGCAGAATCGTACTTTGGTAAGTATGGAAAGATACTTAACTTCCCAAGCGTATACCACCAGCCCAAAGACCCAATCCGTTACATGGAATCCTTACAGAACTTTGTCAAGGAAGCCCGTCAAGACCTGCCGCAAGACAGCGAATTACAAAACATTATTGATGAGATTGCAGACCTCATTAACACCACAACTTATAAACTTAAGTTCTTGAAATAAAAGGATATTTATGCCACTCGATAAATCAGGTAGCCAAGAATCTGTTGGTAAAAACATTAAAAAACTTAAATCCGAAGGTTATAAAGGCAAACAGGCTACTGCTATCGCCTTAAATGTTGAGCGTGAGAACGCAAGGGGTAGCCGTAAGGCAAAGCTAGAGGATGCCTACGCTAAGTACATTGAGGAAAAGGCATGAGTCGTAGGGATGACATTCGTGCCGCAGTAGAAAAGCACGATAAACCCATTCCTAAGACAACAACGGGCAAGGATAAGAACTACCTGCCCACAGAGCAGGGCGCAGGTATGACCGCCAAAGGGCGTGAGGCGTATAACCGTAAGAACAACGCTAACCTGAAAGCTCCAGCACCTAACCCCAAGACAGAGGCAGACAAAGGCAGGAAGGCATCATTTTGCGCCCGTATGGGTGGTGTAGTCGCAAAAAGTAAAAATGCTGAACGAGCAAAAGCAAGCATGAGGAGATGGAACTGTGGCTAAACAAGGACTATACGCAAACATCCACGCCAAGCGTGAGCGTATCAAGGCTGGATCAGGCGAAAAGATGCGTAAGGTAGGTAGCGAAGGCGCACCCACCGCTAAAGACTTTAAAGAATCTGCTAAGACTGCAAAGCCCACACGCAGAGAGATGATTGCTTCTAAGATGAAGGATATGTAATGGTTAATCAGAAGTTAGCCGCTATCTTGCGTCAATTTGACCCTCATGGTGCTGACTATGATTACACCACCGCTATTGCCGCAGGGATGAAACCCCAGCAAGAAGGCGGTGAAAACCAAGGTCATTGGGGGTCAGTAGCACCAACACCTATGCAGTATTGTATGGACTACAATCTGCCCGAAAACTCTTACATGATGCTCAAAGGTGCGGCACACCCTACATTTCAGATGGGCGTACAAGGTGAACAAGACAGGGGTTATCAGGTAATGAAGTTTGGTGACCGCTACTTCTCACTACCGCCCGATTACATGAGGAAATAATATGTTTAAAAAAGAAAAGGTTAAGCCCGAAAACAGCTTACTACAGCCCCATAAAGAATCCACGCTGGAAAAACAGCAACGATTGCGCCTAGAGCGCAGGGCTATGCTTGCCAACAAACTGAAAGACATGGATAAAGAAGTTAAGTAAATGGACTTAGCTAGTGCATTACGCTCTTTCAGTGATAGGGTGGTAAACCTACCCACCGAGGCACAGCGTTTTATGTACAACCCCCAAGCATTTACCCAAATGTTTGGCGTTAACCGACTACCCAATGAAACAGGGTTCGCTGAAGGCGCAATGGTCGGTGACCGTAAATACGGTAGTGAGAAAGGCTTTAAACAGGGTGAACCGCTGGCTTTGCCTATCGCTGTAGCATCAATGGGCGCACCACTTGCCGCCCCAACCGCTAGAGCATTAGCACCCAAAGCCGCAAGCATGGCAGAGGACTATTTGGCAAAAATAGGTGGCGTTCAATATATTGCACCGCAAAACAAAGCCCTAGCTGATGCTATCCGCAACAAGCCAATTGGTGAGTTTGACCCACGCTTTGACCCTAGAGTGCTAGAGAAAGAAAAGATTGCAAGCACCGTGCCTGTGGTCGAGCAGACTAACAAGACCGCAATTCCAAAGGTATCGCTGGCAGACTTTGAAGGTAGACCATTCATAACCAGTATGTCTGACCGTACTGCCGCTGGTGGTGACTTGCTTGGCGTTAACGATGTAATGTTTAAAAGACCCGTACACCTTTACGGTGGGCAGGACTATATGTTTAACAACCCCAATCAGGTATGGGCATCAGCGCAACAAGCAGTATCGCCAATCATCAAAAATGCTGAGATGCTCAAAGAGATTACAGGTCAGAATCCTTTGTACATACCTTGGAGAATGGCCCCGACTAGCGGTGACTTTGCCCACATGACGGGTGAAAGTATGCTGGGATACGCAGAAGCCGCCATGAGCAGGGGTGACAAAAAGCAACTCAACAGCGCAATTAAAGACCTTATTCCAAACTGGAAAGGCGTAGATAACGCTGAAAGCATTGCCCAATACAGAGCCGCCCCCAAGGTCGTAAGAGATTCCATCATGCAGATTATGGATCGTGACTTCAGAAATGCTGGAAGTCTAAACATCGGTCAGGCTAGATTATCGGTAACCGACCCACGCCAAATCAATGCGGCAGAAGGCGGTATACAGAATGTGGGCGAGATATTCGCTGGTCAGCCAATGATTATGAAATCAGGTCACCCATCCTACCCACGGGGAGTAGCAGGTCAAGGTCTTGGCGTACTGGAAGAAAACCGCAACATATTTGAACTTCTGCCCAATGTAGTCAAGGAGCGTGGTATTGCTAACCCAACCGCCCCAGCGCAGACAGACCTACGGGCATTGCAGATGAAACCCTACGCAGGAATCCTAACCGCAAACCTTCTAAGACAGTTAGGGTATTAATACAAGTATTCAGGTTTAAATTGATTCGCCATCTGTTCGCCAAAGCGTTGAGATAGAAAAGAACACACAGATTCATGGGTCACAGAAACAATGCCCGAAGCAATACAAAAGGTTTCATGCAAGGTAAGAGCATCAAGCATTGGCTTAGACATAGGCACATCTACATTAACAGTGGGTGTCATTGCAATCTCCTTGTTTTGTAATATAATTGTATCAAACATTAATCTATCTTAACAACTACTTGGATAAGGTATGGGCAATAAACAACAAACTAATAATCCTAAGGGTAGACCAAAAGGTAGCCCTAATAAGTCAACAGCCCTCGCTAGAGAGGCTATCGCTAGGTTTGTGGATAACAATGCTGACCGTTTACAAGCGTGGCTTGATGAGATTGCTATGAATGAGAAGCTAGGGCCAAAAGTCGCATTTGATTGCTTTATGCAGGTCGCTGAGTACCATGTACCTAAACTAGCCCGTGTTGAGCAGGTAGGTGATGAAACCAAACCCGTAGTCCACATCTACAAGTGGAAAGATGACTGAAGAAGTCGTTATTGAGTTTGAATACAAAGCACGGGAAGCGTTTAAAGAGTTTCACAAGAGAACACAACGCTGGGCTGTATTGGTCTGCCATCGAAGGGCAGGTAAAACCGTAGCCAGCATTAATGACCTAATTCGCAGGGCAATTAAAGAAAACAAACCTGACGGCAGGTACTTTTACCTCTGCCCCTTTTACAGTCAGGCCAAGTCAGTGGCTTGGGACTACTTATTACGCTTCTCTGAACCTGCTATGGCTAAAGCCAACCAGTCTGAGTTATGGGTAGAACTACACAATGGCGCACGGATACGGCTATTTGGTGCAGATGCGCCTGACAATCTCCGTGGGAATTATTGTGACGGAATCGTGCTTGACGAAATGGCCGATATGAAACCCCGTGTATGGGGCGAGATCATTAGACCGTTACTAGCTGATCGCCTCGGCTGGGCTGTGTTTATTGGTACACCCCGTGGGCATAACGCCTTTTACGACATATACAGAGAAGCCCAAAACAATGACAGGTGGTATACCAAGACGCTACGAGCAGACCAGTCAGGCTTATTGGCGCAGGAAGAACTGATAGACGCTCAAGCTTCAATGTCAGCTAACCAGTACGAGCAGGAGTTCCTCTGTAGCTTTGAAGCCGCCATACTGGGCGCATACTACGGTCAGGAAATGCGTAGGATTACCGACCTTGACCGCATTACCACGGTGGACTATGACCCAATGTTCCCATGCCATACCGTTTGGGATTTAGGCTTTAATGATTCCACGGCTATCATTTGGTTTCAGGTCGTATACGGTGAGATACGGGTGCTAGACCACCATATGTCTAACGGTCAAGCCATCCCTTACTACCTCGGATTACTAGCGCAGAAAGAGGATGAGTACGGGTACAAGTACGGCTATCACTACCTGCCCCATGACGCTAGGGCTAAAACTTTGGCGAGTGGCGGCAAGAGCATAATTGAACAAATTTCGACAAAAATTGACATAAACAAGCTAAAAATTGTTCCAAACCTATCACTTCAGGATGGAATACAGGCAACACGACTTGCATTAACCCGTGCTTGGTTCGATAATAAGTGTGACGA